AGCAGGGGACGGCACCTACGAAAGAATGAGTCTATATGACCTTCCGATATCGCTAGAGATATTTCAAACTTTCGTGGCTCAAAAAATTGTTGGTACCGGTCGCAATGTTTACCCCCTCCTGCAGTTTACATTTGATCTAATTAAATTTATTATGGACAAAACACAAGGGGTTTTTGGGAAATCTGCTGATTTTTCAAGATTAATACAAAATCCCGTTAGTTTTAAGATGGACATGACTTCGGTAGAATTACCCAAGGACGTTTTAGAAAAAAGAATTAAAGAAGATGGCGATACTATAAAACTAGGAAGCAACAAGGCAGACACTCACGGGAACCACCTAACCTCTCTCAACGTGACGGCAATACAGAACACATCTAATGCGTTCGTTTTACATGCCGCTATGAGAAAGATGAATAAAGGTGAATCCATATATAAGGGAAATATAGCAGAGGATACGCCCCGGGGCATATTTCATTTTTTTGTTGGAGGCCCAAACAAAGGCATTCTTAAAAATATAAATTTTAGCGAAGTGAACAATCCCAAATTTGCAATCTCGTTGATGAGAAATGGACAAGAAGGCGGCCTCGAATCTTCCTGGGAAGGCTTAATCCGCCCCGCGGGCTACACATGCAACTTAACTTTGGTTGGGAATCCTTTTTTCTATATTGGTCAGATGTTTTACGTAAATACAGAGCTAATAAGTGGTGGTAATTTTCGCGAAAATGGAATATTAAATGGAGGCTACTATATCGTAACATCAGTAGATAACAGCTTTACATCAGATAAGTGGGAGACAAAAATAAGAGGAGTGTTACAGATCCCTGACCACGCGCTGGCCAAATATAAGTCTAAAGATCAAGCCGCAGTGGAAAAAGTCTCTCAAAAAACTCCGGAACAGAGAAAGAAGCTAGACGCAAAAACTAAAAAAGCAGAAGCGGATAAGAAGAATGCCACAAGGCTCGGGGGCGAAAACAGGAGAGCTAGTAGTACAAAAAAAACACGTAGGAGACGTAGGAAGAAATAGATGACAATCATTAACCCAAAACCACAAGGCAAAAATGGACTCCCTAGTCAAGAGGCGTTCAACCAACGGCTGAACTACAAGCAAAAGACTTTTAACAAGTACGGCCCAGTGCCGATTGACATGATTTATGAAAAGCCTTATTATGGAAAGGTAGACACAAAAGGGTGCACCGTTTATCCATCTGAGCTTAATATGGAACAATTACCAGGCCCAGGCCTTATATTAACTCACGACTTTGTTGCAAAAGCTTTTTCCGATCTCAAGAGCGTTGTGGAATTTAATATTCGCTCAAGAACTAGACGTTTTATTGATATTTTCCCATCAGGGTATCAGCCAAAATCAGCGACTATTAATTTTCATGAAATATATCATTCCCACTTTGTTGATGCTGTTTATAGTGCCTTTATTAACAATTATATATTACAAACAGCGAGAAAACGAAGGATTAGAAATTTTGGAAATTTTGTAAATCAGTTTGTGTCTTATGCAGAAGAGATTAGAGAGGTGTATCCAGTTTCTAAAACTGGCTTCATAATGTCTAGATTTTGCCCTCATGCCATCAGCGGCCTTATAATAGAGTTGGAGACAGTTTCTAAAGACGATGATGGGAAGAAATATGATGGGCTCATTTCAAAACCATCTTTTAGTGAATATGTCAAACTTGTTTCTAGTTTTGGTTTTTATGTTGATAAAAATTATCCATGGCGCATTGCCGTTAACTTAGATCACCCCAAGATGACTCAAAAATATTTACCTTCATTTGGTACGTCTTATGAAAACAACGCCGTATTTGATGATTATTTTTATAGATCTGAAGCTTATTCGTATGAAGACTTCAAGGCTAGGATGTGGAATGCGTACAAAGAGTTGCTGGGAGACGAGGACACTACATCTTTTGGGATGGTCAGCAAAGTTACAAATTGTGCAATCACACCACCGTGGGCAGATATTAGTAGTCACAATTTTAAAACGACATCCGTAGAGGGATTTTTAGAATCTATATCTGACGATTACGATGGGAAGTTTCAATCTGAATATCCAGATTCTTTTTTCTTGCCTCATTATTTTAAAATACGTTTGTCTGAGAGTCGAAAACATTTATCACCGCGCCAATATAATGCCATGGTAAAAAATATTTTAAGAATTAATAAATCAGGTGGCATTGATCGGGCTATTAGGCTCATAGAAGGTTACACAAAGCAATCAGATATTTATATGGCCAACAAAGACTCTTCATATTCCACCCCTATAGATTATTTTGGAAAAAATATATCTTCTGGCTTGCATTCTTATAAAAAACATGATAAAGTGGTACCAACATTTGATCCTTACACTGACGCAGATCGCAGTGTTGAATCAATTGAACACTATATAATGGAATCACAAAATGACCACCTCGAAGAAGAAGAGGATATTGTCTTTTAAGAGTAAAAAATGATTTTCCAAACTTTTGATGATAAAAAAGATTGTCTGGCAGTTTATACTGACAACGCACTGTTTTTGAATTATATACCAAAAAAGGAACTCACCCACACTTGGGAATATTCCGAAAGCATGCAAAATCCAGAAATTAAATATGCAAAATACTATTGCGACGGGATGACCTTATCTGAGGCATGCCCAGCCCACCTTAAAAAGGAATGGGATTCTACACATCGACAATTGAGAGCATTTTATACTTCTGCACAGCAGGCGAAATTAAATTTAAATGATCATTGTTACTTTGAGCTATTACCAGAGCATTTTTTGCTTAAATATGGAAAAATTAAAAACCAAATAACATCTCACGTTTTTAACAACTACAAAAAACCAGCAGACTATGAATTTAGGATTGGCCTAATAAAGGTTCTGACAGAGATTAAAAACAATAGATTGAATATTGATTTAACTCCTCTTAAATCTAGAATGCATGAATATAAAGTGCGCCAATTTCTTCAAAAGAATCAAAACGCACAACCGTATATAAACTACAATATGTACGGCACAAAGACAGGCCGCCTCACGGCTTCCGGGTTCCCTATTTTAACACTTCAGAGGAGTTATCGTAAAATCCTGAAGCCAAATAATGATTGGTTTTTGGAGATGGATTATAATGCCGCAGAACTTCGTGTTATGATGGGCCTAACAGGAAAGGCACAGCCAGAAGATGATATACATAGTTGGAATATGAAAAACATCTTTAAAGGAGCCGAAACTAGAGACAGCGCGAAAAAAAGGGTTTTCGCATGGCTTTATAACCCAGAGTCCAGAGATCATGACTTGAATAGGGAATATGACAGGGAATCAGTCGTTAAAGAATATTTTAATGGGCACCAAGTGGAAACCTTCTTTAATAGAACAATTGATTCCGACGAGCATCATGCTTTAAATTATATGATACAGTCAACTGCTGCAGACTTGTTTTTGAGACAAATGATTAAAGTTTGGGAACTTTTAAAAGATAGAAAGTCTAGTATTGCTTTCTGCTTGCACGATTCTCTCGTCATTGATTTGTGCGAGGAGGATGGCCCCCTAATTCATGAAATTAAAGAGATATTTGCAGATACAGATTTAGGCAAATTTAAAGTTAATGTGTCTGGGGGGAAAAATTTTGGAGAAATGAAGGAGATGAACGTAAGATGAAAACAATAATTGGCTTAGGTGCGGCCGGCTGCAACATTGCAGAAAGTTTCTCCCAATACCCCCAATACAAAATCTATAAAATAGACACAAACATGGAAGACGCGAAAAATTGTTACAACCTTCCAGACCTAAAGTCCCCAGAAGAATATGAAGCAAAGTGCCCTAGCTTTAAAAAGTTTTTTAGATACGTAAAAGGGGATATTTTATTTATTACGAGTTGTGGATACGTGTCAGCAGCTTCCTTGAGGATATTGGAGCACCTCAAAAACAAATGCAACATTAATATTTTATACGTAAAGCCAGATTTGACTCTTTTACCCGAGACAAAAACGCTAAATCACAATGTGCTTTTTGGCGTCCTGCAGGAGTACGCTCGATCTGGCATTTTTAATAGAATATATTTGATTGACAATACTAAAATGTCTGAAATAGCTGGAGATGTGCCCCTCAGAAAGCACTATAGTACAATAAACCAACTAATATCTTCGACAATGCATATGATTAATGTATTTAAAAATTCAGATTCAGAAGTCGATACACTTGGAAAAACAATAGAAGCGGCCAGAGTATCGACATTCAGCTTGGTTTCTTATGACAATGGTGAAGAAAAAATGTTTTTTGATCTTGACATACCTAGAGACAAGTGCTATTATTATGGGGTACCTGAAAAAATGCTACAAAGCGATGGAACCCTAATGAAGAAAATATCAGAACAGCTTAAAATTTTAAAGCAATATGATAAAATAAAGGTCAGTTACGGCATTTATTCAACAGGCTATGACGTGCCATATGTTTATGGCTTATTGAATAGTTCTGTGGTGCAAAATGATAACTTTAGACTTGACAAAGAAATTAATTTATAATATAATAACAAAATCAGCAGTGTGAGAGAGTCATCACATTGACTAAAAGGAGAAAAAAAATGGCTATTGATATGAAGAAAATGCGAGAGCGCAAGAATGCTCTTGAAAGTAAAGGCGGCAATAACAACCGCTTCTGGCGACCACAAGACGGAGAACAAACTATCCGAATTGTACCAACCCAAGACGGTGATCCGTTCAAGGATTATTGGTTTCACTATAACGTTGGCGACAACCCCGGCTTTTTGAGCCCAAAGCGAAACTTTGGTGAAGATTGTCCGTTGGATTCTTTTGTGCGCCAACTCTGGCAAGAGGGTACGGAAGACAGCAAGCGAATGGCTAAGAAGCTATCCGCTCGTCAGCGATTCTTCGCCCCTGTTGTTGTGCGCGGAGAAGAGGACAAAGGTGTGCGAGTTTGGGGGTTCGGAAAAACAGTGTATGAAACGCTGCTGAATCTTGTGCTCAATCCAGAATATGGAGATATCACAGATGCCGAATCCGGCACTGACCTTGTGCTCACTTACGGCAAGCCAGCAGGAGCAACCTTTCCGGTAACCCAGTTGACCCCGCGCCGCCGAAGCTCGACACTCTGCAAAGAGCCAGAGCGCTGCCGTGAATTCTTGGACGACGTTCCAGACTTTGAGGAGTTGTTTGCGGCTAGCCGTAAATCTTTTGCAGAGGTTCAGGGCATGTTAGATGAGTTTCTTTTGGGAGATGCAGACCCAGAAGAGAACTCAACAGAGACTACCAAATATAATAACAGCGAAAAAGACAGCAAAGCGTCTGGCACTTCCGTTGATAAAGCATTTGCAGATCTTCTAGGTAGCTAATAAAAAACCGCAGGGAGGCACGGGTTTACAGGTGCCTTGATTTCAAAAAAGAGGATATATTTTCAATGAAGTATTTTTTAATGACACTAGCGTGTCTAATGGCCTTTGCACTTGGTGCATGCGGCAATGATAGTGAAGATGCACCAACTCCAGCATCAGATGTTGTTGAAACACCTGAAACGCAGGAGCCCGATGCCAGTAATACTGATGCTGATACTGCTGTTGATGTGACTGTTGATGTGAAAAAAGATTCAACAGAAACTGACGCTGCAGAGTAATATCTTCCCCGCAGGGAGGCACGGGGGCACAGGTGTCTCATTTATCACACGGAGGCTACATGGCTAAGAAAAAAGTTGGCAAACTTTCAATTGCCGATATGCGAAAGCTTATTAACAAAAAGGCCGGCATAAATGTCGCACACAATTTAAATGAAGACAGTCCCACGATTGTAAAAGAATGGATCCCAACTGGGTCGCGCTGGCTCGACAGCATTATTTGCCGCGGCCAACTAGCGGGAATTCCGGTTGGGAAAATTGTTGAGATTGCCGGCCTGGAAGCAACTGGCAAATCATACATGGCATCGCAAATTGCCGCAAATGCCCAAAACATGGGCATTGACGTCGTTTATTTCGACTCTGAGTCTGCAATCGACCCGAGCTTCTTAGAAAAAGCCGGCTGCAACGTAGACAATTTATTATACGTACAGGCGACGTCTGTAGAATTTGTTCTTGAGACAATCGAAGAACTTCTTGGATCAAATGAAAACAAAATGCTATTCATCTGGGACTCGTTAGCTTTAACGCCAGCCGTTTCAGATATTGAAGGGGATTTCAACCCTCTTTCCTCGATGGCGGTAAAGGCAAGAATTCTTGCAAAAGGGATGTCAAAATTGACAGTACCCATTGCAAATAGTCAATCGACGTTTCTTGTTTTGAACCAACTTAAAACAAACATCACCAGGAGCCCCTCAGAGGCCCTCACAACGCCTTATATGACGCCAGGGGGTAAAGCCATGGTTTATGCCTACTCTTTGCGTGTGTGGCTCACAGGGCGCAAAGCAAAGGCTTCTTTTATTACTGACGATAAAGGCTTCCGAATTGGCTCTGAAGTGAAGGTGAAACTTGAAAAGTCACGCTTTGGAACTTCAGGCCGCCAGTGCAATTTTAAGATTTTGTGGGGGGATGAAATTGGAGTACAAGACGAAGAGAGTTGGCTGGATGCAATTAAAGGATCCAAGCATCTATCTAACGCAGGAGCCTGGTTTACGCTTGATTATGGCGATGGCACGTCTGACAAATTTCAGAGCGCGACCTGGAAAAAGAAGCTTGAAGATTCTAAGTTCAAACAACGAGTTTTAGACATCATGGACGAGGAAATCATCATGAAGTTTGACGAACGCACAGGCACCGCAGAATCTTTCTACGAAGATGGGGAATAAACCTCTTTTGAGTACTATTTAATAATAGCGAAATAGAGGAAATGCTTCATGAAAATCACAAAAGAAAAACTTAAACAAATGATCAAAGAAGCCATGGGCCTTGAGACGGGCGAAACTGATCGAACCGGCCAGCCGTTTGATCCTGCAGGGATAGACGACTCATATCAGGTAAGCTGGGACGACCACCTTGACACAATGAGAGGTCTTTTTCTGCAGATTGCCATGGATGTGATCGACCACTATCAAGAAAAGCCGGAAGAATTTGGCATTCTCACAAAAGAGGACGCACGAAAAGAAATTATCGAAGTACTTCAGGCCACTGTTGATAATTTTGTTAATGATGACTTGCCTGGAGTGATGGGCCTTGGTGAATTTCTTGATGACGAATTTGATAGACACAATGAAGAGGAAAACCCATGAAACTAACTAAATCAAAACTAAAAAAATTAATTAAAGAAGAATTTGAGGCCCACGGCTGGCAGTCCGAAGAAGACCGCGCACCTACAAAATGGCAGGATGAGCAAAGCGGGGAAGAAAGACATCCCTATGCACATGAATTTGCTAAAGATCTTTTTGATAAAGATCGTCCAAAACTTTTGGAATTTTATAGAGAGGTTGTATCTCCATGGAGCCGCGATGGAAACGGTTACGAAGAGGGCTCAAAAGAAAAATATAAAGATGGGCTCGAAAAACATGCCCCTTGGCTGGGCAATACTCGCCATGACTCCCCCAGCTTAAATACACCAAGCACAAGCAAGTTAATGTCAGGCACTGATGTAAGACACTATTTGCGTGAATTTCATAAACAAATTGTTAATCTCTACGGAGAAGCCATTAATAATGCAGACGAGCGCAGCCAAGAGCGACTTGACCTGCTGCGAGAATTTCAAGGCATTCTAGAAGAAACAAAAGGAGTTCAAGCTAGCTACATTGTTAATGTTCTGAATATTCCAGAGCTTGATTATTTGAAAGACCGAACGAAGGAAGGTGGCGATAATATGACACTTGGTGGCTACCTGAACGAATCCGAACTTAAGCGCCTTATTAAAAAAGAAATGCTTGACCTTTTGATGAGAAATCAGTAGATGAAATTAACCAAAGAGCACCTTAAACAACTTATCAAAGAACAAGTTTATTTAATAATGGGCGCAACAGACCATGAGGAGAATTTCATTAAAAACCTTGAAGAAGCCGGCTTCGGGGAAGGTACCCCACCAGAGGGTGAGTTCTACGAAAAACAGGTCATAGAAGAGGAAGAGGGTGAAAATAATCCATGGGCAATTTGTACAGCAAGCGTCGGTCGCGAAAATGAAGCAAATTATGAACGTTGTGTAAAATCAGTTAAGACACAAAATAATTCTTGACAACCATTTCTTAATTTGATATTATAGTCTTCATGAAAAGAATAATGATTATTGATGCCCTCAATCAATTTTTGAGAGCATATATTGTAAATCCGGCCTTGTCTACGAATGGCGATCCTATTGGCGGCACTGCTGGATTCCTTAAAATTTTACAAAAGCTTTGTCGAGAAATTAAGCCTGATCGGGTTGTTATTTGTTGGGACGGCAAAGGCGGTAGTGCAAGAAGAAA